TATTGTTGTTCTGACCAAGAGGTTCATGTCAAGTATGCTGACGGCGGTTCATACCACCATCGGCTTTGGAATTATGACCACGAGTACGTGAGTTTCGTCCGTTATGGTCGTCATTATTTGTTTAATGTCGAGAAGAAACGTCTCTCGCCTACACGTGAAGTTATATTCCTTATACCTAAGCAACATCGGTGTGTAATGCCGATGTGGAATCCCCCAGGTCTCCTTCAGTATCGTGTTCTCTTCGTTAGTGGTTTTCAAGCTCAAATCATAGCTACGTCAGATGATGTTAAACTCCATTTGGCGGCGCCTGACTCTTATGATTGCTTGAAAATTTCAGTTGGTGTTGTTGAAACCTGTCGTGTGCGGTTACGTAATATGAAAACGCCGCTCGCATCTATGGTTGAGACGCATATTAAGGGTAGTGCCGACAATCATGTCCGGTATGCTTGTCTGCTTTTTGAATATCTCCTTTTGAACAATGTTCCGTCTGAGATGGACATTGTCTTGGGCTATAATTCCATTGTTGACACCACACTTGAACCTAATGATTCTCATCGTTTGGCACACCCCCCAATTGACCCTAACGGTAATGCTCCTATGCGATCACCGGCAAATGATAATTGGTGTCTTAATGACCGCCTTTATGCGGTCAGATCGGATGCTGAATTTCCCGATGCATTGTTATTACAGCTTGACGATTTCGTCTCATTATTTGTTATATTGGACCCTGTTGACCTTGAAGTCGTTGCAGAACGTCAAGCAAGACCGACGCAACGTTACTTACGTGATGCCGTTGGCCCTGTGTTTGGCGATGCGCCTTTCAAGATCAAGTCGTTTCAGAAAAATGAGTCGTATCCTAAAGCTAAGGCCCCTAGGAATATCACAACCGTTGACGCTGGTTTTAAGACACGTTATAGTGCCTACACATATGCTCTTGCTGAATACTGTGAGCGATTCGATTGGTATGGGTCTGGTAAAACACCTCCTCAAATCGCTGCCCGTATTCAGACATTATCGCGTGTGTGCGAGCTCAGTGAAGCAGATTATGCCAAATTTGATGGGACAAAGAGTCCTGCAGCCGTTCGGTTAGAACGTGCTGTTTTGGCTAAGTGCTTCCCTAAGACTGACTGCCTTGACCTTTATAACCAACAAATTAATGCGGTGGGTGTTACATCCCATGGCATTAGATATGATGTTGGTACTTCGCGTTTGAGTGGTAGCCCAGAAACAACTGTCCTCAATTCTAT